TACATCCCGATATAGAGGGTCAGAGGGGACAAATCGAGTAGGTGTACCTACACCTGCAGTTGTATCCCTATAACGACTAGTTGCCTTTGCTGCAGCTTGAATTTCTGCTAACGACATCGAACTGTCTGCCACTCTTGTTTTATCACTCGCTCCCGAACCAAAAGTTTTATACGCAGTGCGTGCTATTTTACCTAAAAACCCCCCTTCACGTTCTATGGTGGGTTCTACATATATATCTGCTTGTGATACTGAGGATGATTTTTTTGTGCCAAGTAAAAGGTCTGCCCCAAAGTCAATAACTGCGTCTAGTGTATTAGACAAGCTGAATTTATTTTTTGCCATTTTTTATCCTGCTTTTAATCATTAAGAAGGTCTTCAATAAAGTTTGTAAAAAACTTTCCTGCAGCCTTCGACATTTCTGCCTTTTGTTGTTTATCATACAACTGTAATGTGTTTGCAAATTCCATAGCTATAACTCCAAGGTCATGCTCTCTATTTATAGAGTTTTCGCTTTTCTGAAAGTTCCAAGAAGCATTGTCTCTGTACAACTGCCACATATTATTTAAAGCTGTCATGTTTGCATTGTACTCATTCTGAACATTTATTCTATTTGTCTCATTATCTAAGGCTGTATTAGATGTATTTATAGTTCTTCTCCACACAGCGTTGCTTTGGTCTATAGCAAACCTCATTTGAGAATTAAATTTATCCCGTGAGTCTCGTAGTGTGGTTGAATACTGTAACATGGCGTTTTCTTGAGATACATTAAATTGATTTATAGAAGTTACGCGATTAGCATTCGCAGTCTCAACCTGAACTCCCAACTCTGCAAAAAATTCTTCTACCTGTAATTCATTCTTTGCATTAAATTGTAGTCTAGCGTTTTCTTGTTTTGCATCTTGAAATAATCCTGCTACTAAACTTTGATATGTAAGTGTATTACTCTTCTGTTCATTATCTAGATTTTTAAGGTCTATTGACAAGAATGCTTGTGCGTTTGTTACTGCCGCTTGAAGTCTGGCACTTAAGTTTGCCTTGTCCATAGCCGCATACGTTGCCGCATTCTGCAAAACCGCTTGTTGTTTGTTGTTTAGGTTTTGTAACTGTATGGCTGAATATTTGTTTGCATCTGCAGAAGCTATCTGTACACCCGCTTCCATAAGAGATTGTGTGATTGCACTAGATGCCATACTAGAAGAACCTAATCCTCTAGCTTGCATTATAGCATTTACCTTACGAACTTGCGGGGATGCCCACGGGGGCATGGGTTTGCCCTCTTCTAGAGAGGACATAAGCTCTCCAAGTTGATATTGAACAGTGCCTCTCTGGTCTAACTCTTCTGTAACCGCAGTGGCTATAGACCCTTGAGATACCTGCCCTTGAGGAGCGGTCATATAATCTCCAGTAGGAGTAAATCTTGCCGCAGGAGCAGTCCCTAATTGTGTCAATCCTGTGCTAACATCCTGTATCGCTCCTACCTGCCCTAATCCTGCAGAAGCCTGCGGAACTCCAACAGATATGCCGTCCTTTGACACTTGCTTTACATCAGGCATTTCAAAATTAGAAGAAAGTGTCGTTCCTTCAGTGTTTAATAACTCATTATCGGCAACTACTTGTTTCGTTGAAGTAGCCGCAGGTAACCCTGCGCCCGCTAAATCTCCTACTTCACTAGTTAATTTATCATCTGTATCAATTCTTGCCATATCTAATCCCTACTCAAGGCTCTGTCTAGCTTGTCCTCTACTCTATGCAGAGCTTCCATAAGTCTGTCCATGTTCTCTCGCACTTCTACGCGTGTTGCGTACTCCTCGCGGGTCTTGTTTAATAATATCTGTATTCGTTTTACCTCAGTGAACATCTGACGAAATGCCCAGAACGCTGGTGCTACAATCATTGTGAGGATGATATTCCAGAATAGCATTGCGTCTATTTCCATGTCTAATCCTAACTTGGGTTAAGTGAACGTCCAATTTCGCGAAGGTTTGTGCCATCACTTATAAATACAAGTATGTCCCTAGCCGAAGCAGTGGTTGTTAGTGTTGGGGCAGAACCCCCTGTAAACTTAAATGCAGAATTAAAAGTTGCTGTTCGAGAACCAGTGCCATCCTGCACGATTGTCAGAATACAAACTAAACCTGCCACATGATTGCTAGGTGCATTAAAAGTTCTGTTACCCCCTAGAGTTACTGTTGCCACTTGTTGTGTTTGTAAGTTCCAATCTATGTTAGCTCCATCACTAAGAGATTGTTCGTCAAAGTTTTGAGATGCTGTGTATTCTTGTGCTAAATTTAATGCCGCTAGTGATGTGTTTGCTGTAACATTTGGCAAGGTTAGAGTAACATCTGTAGTGGCTGCTGGACCTATAAGAGTTACAGCATTTGTGCCATTGTCTGTGTCTTCTTTAAATAGTATAGACCCTGCCGCAGATGAAGACCCTGTAAGAACAGGAGCAGTCAAACTTTTATTAGTGAGAGTTTGCGAACCTGCAAGAGTAGTCACCGTATTGTCTATTGCAAAAGTAACAGCGTTACCTGACCCACTTGTGTCGATTCCTGTACCACCTGTAAATGTCATAGTTTCAGTATCTAGGTCAATAGATAACGCACCGCCTGAGTCTGCTTGAAAATCTAAATCGCTATTACCAACAGTAGAATTAACGTACGCTTTAATTGATTGTTGTGTTGCAAGTGCTGTAGCACTGTCTGTTGACATGTCATCTTCATCTAAGATAGCAGTTACAGTTGCACCACTCGCCAGTGTCAAATTTGTGTTCGCGGTTAAGTTTGTAAACGTACCTGCCTCTGCAGATGAACCCCCTATTATCGTTCCATCTATTGCACCACTGGCGATATCAACTTTACTGATATCTACTTCCCCCGTGCCGTTTGGTGTTAGGGCAATGTTTCCGTTGGTATCTGTGCTGGTGATTGCGTTGCCATTGATGTTGATGTTGTCTACATCTAAATCACCTGTGATGTCCGTTGCACCTGTGATTGCAAGAGTGGTTGTGTTGACGGTCACTGTGGTTGATGCGTCAATATCTAATGTTGGAGCAACAATCTCTATTTCCGTGTCAGCATCGATGTCTAACTGTCCGTCTGTGCTTGAAGCGATAGACAGTGCGGAGTCTCTAAACTGTAGAGCTATAGCCGCATTCAAACGAAGTGCGGTATCCGCAACGTGTGTTAAGGTAACATCGTCATCTGCACCGAAAGATAGCACAGAGGAGTCAGACCGTAATGCTACATCATCTGCCGCAATGATATCATCGCTCTGTAGCGTCATAGCTAACGTAAGAGCTTCAGCATTGCCCGTCTTAAAAGTAAGTTTTACTTGGTCATCTGGACTGCCACCTGCGTCATCTAGAGTATCGACAACCACAGCATCTATCTGTGCAAGGTCAACACCTGACTGTTGTGTATCCAAGCTCTCCCATATAATAGAGCCTACAATCTCTGTAGCAGTCATATCTGTAGATAAGTTTGTAAGAGTAACTACTGGGGCATCATTCTTGCGAACATTCAGGGCAGTTACAAACGCTGTGTTGAACGCGTAAGTAGATGAACCCAAGTTGTATGTAGCTGTAGCAGTAGGTTCTAGATGTGAGCCTACTCCATCCGTGCCACCATTAGATGCCGCAACTGTTAGCTTATCGATGTAAGCAACACCATTTAAATACAAGTCTTTGAACTCTGCAGAAGACGTACCCAAATCAATAGCATTGTTAGAACTAGGAGTAAGTGCAGAGCTAGTTTGCTCTAACTGGGCAGAAGGACCTAGCTTACTTACTGGGCCTCCATCTCCTGTCGTTGAGCCGTCGTGAGTGTGTCCTGATGATACGTTAAATGCGGCCTCAATAGCGTTAAACTCGCCATCTAGGGGTGCGGCATTAATAACGTTACCGTCAGCTATATTATTTGCTGTATCGTTTCGTGTGTAACCTGCCATGTCTGTTACCTTCTCCCGTACTGTCCAAATTCAATTACGGCTGCGTCCATTGAAAATGGGGGGTTTGTGCCGCTAGATTCAAATTGTAATGACACTGTAAACCCTGAACCTTGTGTCTGTGTGTCGAAAATTGATTGAAGAGATTGTCCACCATATGTGGCTGTTCCATATTTAGCATCTGGACTTCCAAATACAAATGTACCCCCTGAACCTACTACTATGTTACTAAGTGTTATTGTTTCAGGCTCTATAACTCCAGCTTCACTCAAATCATACTTAACGTTAAAATCTAAATCTACTGAGCCTTGAGGGTCTGTGTATATTGTAGCACGATAGATTGTTTTGCGGGTTCGAGGGTCGGTGATAGGAAAGTACGGAGTAGAGAAACTAGCTGTTATAGCATCCCCGTCAAAACTATTGCCTGACTCCATTTGATAAATGTATCCATCGTTGTTTGCAAATAAAACTACTTCTTCCCTACCTGTGTACGTCGAATCTGCAACAAATGATTTGATGCCCGTAGTTTCTGCCCAGTTTATCTGTTGACCTTGCGCTCCCTGCAGTTGTGTTCCTATAATCCCTTTAGAAGATGCTTCTGTTGTGTTTGCATCAAAACCAAAAATACGATACTGTGATTTTTCTCGTATGGTTACAGAAGAAAAAGTAGTGTTCTGTGTTGTTAGGGAAACCATCTCCTTCTGTATAGGTTTGCTTATTGCAGCCAAATCAAAATCTTGATTCTTTTCTGTTCCTGCAAGTGTACGCAATCCGTCTGGACCTAAGAATATTACATCTCCTGCTATCTCTTGTGCAGTATCTTCCGCAACACATCCTATATCATCTGCTATAGGTTGTAATTGAAAATCAGCTACACTGTTACCTACTAGTCTATTTATACGAAACTCAGAGAATACAATAAGTTGTTGACGAAAGGGTATCAAAGCAGTAATCGTACTTCCTACGTTGATTATACCAGCCCCGTTAGCCGCTGTAAAGTCATCGTCTTTAAAAGGCGCAGAAAATATAAGGTTTGAACCTTTTGCAAGAAACATGTGTTCTTTAAATTCTACAACGTGAGTAGCTCCTTCAATGTTTGTACTTCCATTGCTTGAACTAAGCTGACTCAAGTCACTTGCTGTTATTCCTGCTAAGATTAACGGATACCCAATTCCATCGGTAATCATCATCTTGTCAGTACCATTAAAGTTGTACTTTGCAAAACGAACACGAGAAGCGTTGTTTCCAAGACTTATGCTTGTTGATAAATCAACCCAAGCAGAAGATGAATCGGCTGTACCACTAGCTCCTGCAAACAACTTAGGGTTAGCACTTGTTTGGTCACGAGCAGTTATAGCTCTATCTTTGTAAAACGTAACTCCAAGAATGTTGTTCTGTCCCGTTACTACGTTGTGGTTAAACTTATCAAACCCTTCAATACGACGATAACCGCCCTCTGTAGACGGTTCAAAATTAGTTAAGGTACGTGCAGAACCGGGCATCGCACTGCCATGTTGTAATGGACTAAGATTGCTAATTAAACCCCCTGCAAACTCCACAGGGTACGTTTGCCAACGGTCAGGCATTATATTGCTCTCATATATAAGTGTTCATTCACAAGAAGTTTACGCATATTCTTCATGCCCTCTTCAAACTTACTTTTAGATAAGGCTGTCATTTCTATGTTGTCTCTGAATAAATAACAGTAGTACATAGCTCCGTCTATTATTAC